CTACCGTTATTTTCCCCCTTGAGCCGTATGAAAATAACGGTAGAGGAAGAGTCAACCGAAACGGTAAAGGGAACACTGGAGGGCACCGAATCCGTGGCCATCATCGATGGCCATAACGACCCAGCCCCCGCAAACGTAGAGGAGCTTTCAAGTGGCGACACCGAGGAGTACATCAATCGGTACAAAAAAGTGGCCATCTATGAAATGGAGAAGTTCGGAGTTCCGGCCTCGATAAGCCTGGCCCAAGGCATTATTGAAAGCCGGGCAGGCTCCAGCCTACTGGCCCAAAAATGCAAGAACCACTTTGGCATTAAGTGCTGGAGCAAAAAGCACAAAGGCTGCTGCATGAAGTTCAAGGACGATAACAACAACGACTCCTTCCGTTTTTTTGAAAAAACAGCCTGGGAGAGCTGGCGCGCGCACAGCAAACTGCTGTCGTCCGGTAGGTACAAAAAACTCCACCGGCACGGCCGCGACTACCGAGCTTGGGCCTACGGACTCAAGGCAGTCGGATATGCCACCGACCGAACCTATGCAGAAAAACTGATTGGTGTGATTGAACGCTACGACCTACACCAATACGACCGCTAAAACTAAAAACATCCCCCCGCCCAACCCCAGCACAGAATAAGAACCTAGTGCCGGCAGGGTGGGGGGCCTTTAATCCAGAACGCTTCGTGCTTACCTCCCCGGCCTCCGGCTAGGCAAACACTATAACATTTCCGGGAAACATTTAACACCACCTGCCCCCCGGCAGTAAGGCCACAGCCATATCCGGCTTGAAGTCCTTTTGCGCGGGGTGGGGGTGGGGCAACATTTACGGCTCAATTCATTCACCCATGCGCAAGAAATTCAAAATACACCCTTGGACTGAGGAGGAGGTCAACGTGCTGTTTGACCACTGGGAAACCAAAGGCCCCGCTTTTTGCCTGGAAGTGCTACACGCGATGGGATACACCCACCGCACAGAATCAGGCGTGGCCGGCATGGGGCGAATTGCAGGTCTGAAATACAAGGGACCACGGCTCGGTTGTCGCAAAAAAGGGGATGTGCCCGTGAACAAAGGGAAAGGGATGAGCGAGGAGTTAAGGGCTAAATGCGCCCACACCTGGTTCAAAAAAGGAAATCGAACGGGGGCTGCCAACAACAATTATGTGCCCATTGGCTATGAAAGAGTTAGGGGCGACGGATATACGTGGATTAAGGTCGCCGAAGGCACCTGGAGAGAAAAGCATAAGATAGTTTTTGAGCAGCATTTTGGCTCAATCCCGGTAGGCCACCTGGTAGTTTTTAAGGATGGCAACCCACTGAACTTCTCTCCGGACAACCTGGAGGCAATCACCCGAAAAGAACACGTAAAGCGCAACAGATGGGGCAATGGGCCTTCAGAATTCTCGCTCATATCAGGGCGAGCCGCCATGGCCAGGCTCAACAAACTCGGCATAAGCGACAAGGCAATCCGGCACAACCCGGAGCTCTTGAAACTGGCTCAAGCCGAAACACTTCTCAAACTTCAAACCCGCAAACGTCATGCAACTCACACTTAAACAACAGGGCAAAATAGAATCGCTAATCGGAAAGGTCTGGATGCACAAATCCACCAACTACACCTTCACCGATTTTACACTGGTGGGCGAAAAGGTGATTTTTTCCACCGACGTGAAGGCCATAACAGTCAGTATCGACGACTTGGATGCCTTCATAAAAGATCTTCTACCAGTCGATTCTCTCCCTTCCAACCAATCTGTCAACGTAATCAATATCCCAGGCGTAGAGCTCTCCATTTTCGGTGAAATCGCTACCGGCCTCATGACTTCCTTCAGGGAAGTTCAAGGTGCCAAGGGCAATGATGAACAGTTCTTGAACCAGGCCATAAAGCGGTCGAGGGCCAAGATTGATATCAGCCGAACAATGACCGGAATCGCCAAACTCGCACTCGACGTAAACAAGGCCAAACGGGGCCAAAAATAACCACCACCCATGCTAACACTATTCATAACCTCCACCATACCACCCGCCCAAATGGACGACGATGGCCTCGAGAGCCATATCCAATTGCTGTTCTTTCAACTCGAATCCATCCTGCTCGAAATGAAAGATTCCTGGAACAAACCTGACCGAAAACAGGCCTACGAAATCCTCCGGACTCAACTCCAGGAAAAAAAGGACGAACTCAGCGCCGCGCAATCCGTGTACATCTTCCGCATGGAATCCATGCGATAATCGTCGAACAACCCTTCATCATGATCAGAAACGCCGAGCAAATCCGCCTAGAAGTAAACGCCGTCGATGTTATCGGCCGCCACGTAACACTAAAAAGACGTGGGGTAAATTACATCGGTCTGTGTCCATTCCACGACGAAAGCACCCCCTCTTTCACCGTGTTCCCAAACACCAACAAGTTCAAGTGCTTCGGGTGTGGCCAGGGGGGCGATGCCATACACTTCCTCATGGAACGCCAGGGCATGACCTACCCTGAAGCCCTAGAATATGCGGCTTCAGAAAGTCGAATCGAGGTGGAATACGACAAGCAGGGCCAAAGAGCTGAAGTAATCGAAGAAGCCAAAAAACAGAAAGAGCACCGCGTGGCCATGCAGCAGGCCCTGCTTGATGTCCACAAGTATTACCAGAACAAAGGTCCGTTGCCAGGCTCCTACTGCGACCTGGAGACAAAGACCGAGCTCGTCGATGCGGATGGCAGGCTCATCAAGCGGGAAACAGCCGATATGTTCGGCATCTGCTGGACTCCTGATGACAACCTGGTATTCAAATCCGGCTTCTGGGAATCTCGCATCCTGGAAGAAATAGGAATCATTGGAAAGGGCGACTTTGGCCACTACGACTTTTTTAAGCGGCGCCTCCTGTTTCGAATCACCGACCAACAGGGCAAAATAGTTGCCCTCGCCGGCCGGCGTCTCAGCACAGAAGATGCCAAGCCGGAGGAAGGCGGAAAGCAACGCGCCAAGTACATCAACTCAAAACAATCGGCGCTCTACGATAAGAGCGAGGTACTGTTTGGCCTCTCAGAAAACCGCCGTGGCATCAAAGATGCCAGGTATGCAATCTTGGTGGAAGGCTACTTTGATGTAGTAACGCCACACGACCACGGCATCCGAAACTGTGTGGCACCATGTGGTACTGCGCTCACCGACCAACAGGCCAAACTGCTGGCCAGATTCACGGACGAGGTCGTCATTTTGCGTGATGGTGACGTGGCCGGCACAGAAGCCGCCAAGCGGGATGTCGAAACACTCGTAAGGGCAGGCCTAAAAGTGCGCATCTGCCAGATGAAGCCAGGTGCAGACTTGATAAAGAACATGATCCTCCAGGAGGAAATCATAGGAGCGCAGCAAAGGGAACTGGACAAGGAATTAAAGGTTGTGCCTCCGATTTCAAAAACCGAAGAGAAAAAGCATAAGGCCCTGATTGCGAAAATGACGTCCAACTTGGCGGCCATGCGCGAAAGCCTGGGCAATATGAAGGCCGACTACGCCGCGCTGAAGGACCCGGATACATTCCTGCGGCGGAACGGGAAAAAAGGCTTTGAAAAATTCATCGCAGATACCTCGCAGGATGGCATCATTTGGCGCGTCATGGAGGAACACGACCCTGAGGACGTGTTCGCAAAGGACCATGCCACACAAATCGCTGCTACGCTCCTTGCCCTTATCGAAAGCGATAGTCTGAAGGACCACTACGTCCGAGAACTCTGCAAGCCCAACAACCTTGGAGCCGTAAAAACCATCCTCGCATCTGCGATAAAGGTCCAGTCAGATACCAAAGGCCGTAAATCAGACCTAACCCCAAAGCAAAAGCAAGATGTTATCACGTACGGAATGTACGAACGGGACCACAAATACTTCATCTCCAGCGATATCGGCGGCATAGGGTGGATGGTCAGCAACTTCACCTTGCGGCCGATCATCTTCATTGAAGGCGCAAAGGAATCCATCCGCCTGGTGGAAATCACCAACGAAAAGAAGGTTGCCAGGATACTGGACATCAATTCGCGCAACTTCGTAGAACTGGGCCCCTTCAAACAAACCATCGAGGCGCGTGGCAACTATCGTTTTGAGGGCAAGCCAGAACACTTCCTGAAGGTGAAAGCAAAGGTGTACGATGAAATGAAAACCGCTTTCCCAATCTACACGCTCGGCCTCCACCGTGAAGGATTTTTCACATTTGCAAACGGAATCGTATCTGAAGGGAAATTCACTCCAGTGGATGAGTACGGCCTCGTTTCCCACGGAGAAACCACCTATTACCTTCCGGCATTTTCCAAGATCCGGGATCACGTCAAATCCGACGACGTGGACAACGATTACCAGGACGAGCAATACTACGTTTACACCGAAGGTGGCCAGCCTATAAGCTGGAAGGATTGGACTGAGCTCATGGTGAAAGTACATGGGGAAAATGCCATAATCGGCATCCTCTACCTCTGCTCCTGCATCATCCGGGAGAAGGTCTTTGAGCGGCTCGACAACATGTTCCCACACCTCAACATGTTCGGCCTCCCAGGATCCGGCAAAAACCAGCTGGCCGCGTCCCTTTGTGCCATATTTGGCAAGTACCGCCCACCCGTTCACATCGTGAATGCCACAGATGCCGCCTTTTTCCGGCGCATAGCCCAGGTGCGAAACGGCCTGGCCTGGTACGATGAATACAGCAACAACGCCGAGCACAAGAGGGTAGAGGCCCTGAAGCAATTTGCAGACGGTACTGGACGCTCCAGGGCTTCAGTAGACAATCCAAACCGGACCAACAGCAGCCAGGTGAACGCCGGGTGCATCATCAGTGGCCAGCAGCAGCCAACCGCCGATGTGGCCCTTTTTACCCGATGCATATCGCTGAGCTTCAGCAACACGGAGTTCGATTCGGAAGCCAAGGAGAACCACGCGAAGCTGAAAAAGATAGAGCAGGGTGGGCAATTGACCTCATTTGTGGCGCTCCTGCACAGCCACCGGCAGCACATGGGCGAACAGTTTGCCCAAGAGTTTGAAGCTGCATACACGCGTTTTCAGGATATAGTGTCCGGCCAGAACGTAATGGACCGGATACTGCGCTCCTACACCGCACTTCTTACCACCTACCGACTGCTGAAAGACAAACTGGAATTCTCCTTCGATGAAGCTGAAGTTGAACGGGTCCTCGAAAAGTCCATCATGACGCAAAAGGAAAGCGTGTACCAAGAGAACGAGGTTTCCATCTTCTGGCGAATGGTGGAGTTCTTCATGTCGAACAACGAGATCGAGCACGGCGCAGACATCATCGTAGAAGAAGCCACCTCCGAATCCTACGACCTGGACTGGAAAGGCACCAACAAGGAAACAAAGGATTACCGCCCAGCCAAACGCCTGCTCTACCTATACCTCGCCCGGGTTCACCCATTCTACCTGGAGCGTCACCAGCGCCAGCGGAATGCCAAAGGGCTAGACGTAGAAGCGCTGAAGTATTACCTCAAAGCTTCCGGATCCTGGGAAGGCTACAAGCGCGGCAAAAAGTTCCTGGGCGTCACCCGTGCATGTCTGGTTTTTGATGCCGACAAACTGCCATTCGAAGTCGAGGATACCGTGGCGGTGCTATCCAGAAAGAAACGATTCAGCAACGAAGAACCGGAAACACCCGCAACAGAGCCCAAAGCTCCTGAGAAAAAGGAATCACCCGTCAATGACGATCTGCCATTCTAACTTCTTAAACACTCGATATCATGCTACTGATTATCAGAGGTCCGCAAGGATCAGGCAAAAGCCGAATTGCAAAGCAAATTGCTTCTTACTCCGAGGGTGCAATACTGTATGACGAAATTCCAATAGATGAACCAGTCTTCTTTAGTAACAATGTAAGTAAAAGGCTAGTGATAATAACTACAAATCTCATGCAGACTGCCAAATACCCTAAATGGTTATTTGATTTTGAGTATTCCACCTTGGAATGCCATCCAATGCCTTTCTAAAAGGCTCCATTTCTCAATGAGTTCGCCCGCTTTTGGGCAAATTTTTTGGCGAAAAAAAAATGTCTGGCGACTGACACCTAATTCAGCAACAACCCTACAACCGTAAGTTAAAAAACAATAGTAATTGATTAATAATCAATCATTTAACCATCAAAATGGCCTACAACTTTACGACAACTTTCCCACAACTTTCCAACAACCGCATACAACCGTTTTCTTCAAAAGTTGTAGCGGTTGTAGCGCAACAACCAAAAGTTGCTGTTCCAACAACCTTGCAACTAATTGAAAATCAATAGTTTGATTTCCGGTTGTAGGCGGTTGTTGGTGGTTGTCGTGATTTTAGGCACTTGCCAGATTTTGAGACAATTTTTTTTTGAAAATGGAAGAAATCGCGCAAATCGAAAGGGTAGGGGATACCCCCTCCATGACAGCCCAAGAGGCAGTCCTGCATATCAAAGCGCAGCTGGGCAACGCCGAAAAGTTCAAGGTCCGCCGACGCGGATACGTGGACTGGAAGTTTGGAGAGCTCAGCGAATACCTGGGCTTTACCCGCGCCAGGGAGTACATCGAATCCGTCCGCCGCTGGCACGACTTCAATGCGAAGTACACGGATTGCCTGCTCGAAACGAGCTACGCATCTTTTTTGAAAGCTGAATCTGAAATCTAAACTAAATCACCTACACCATGGCAAAGAATCACATCAAATTAGAATTACAAGCCGAAATGATTCGGTACAGAAACGGTGGCGCGCTCGCGCTCCTCCTAAGAATGCCAGATGGACGATATCTCGAGGTTCCGATTTATGGCCTGAATCGCGAAGAGATTTTGAATCATTACGAGCTCAACACATCAGAATCGCACGAAACCTATGAGCATGTAACTGCCAAGCCCAAAACTGGCACGGCGGAAAAGGAGGAGCAATCATGATACTTACATATAGCGACGACCGATTTGTAAACCTGATTTTATCAGGTTCTAAAATCCACACTATTCGAACTGACATCAACGAAAGGTGGCGGGCTGGTATGCCTATTCAGCATTGGCGGGGGAACCCACGAAATGTGCGACAAAAACCATATCAGTTTGGTTTTGGCGAGTGCAAGAGTGTACAGCACATTAGAATCAAATGCTATGACCCCAATTATAGCCCAGAGCACTTCGGAATTTTGGTTTATATCGACTTCAGATACCTCACGGAAAGTGAAATTGAAACCCTCGCAATAAACGATGGGCTTTCTGTTGCGGAATTTAAAGCATGGTTTACACCATTGAAGGGCCAGGAGTATGTAGGTCGAATCATTCATTATACCAACCTAAAATACTGACCCATGCCAATCCGTAAATCCGACTACCCCAAAGACTGGCCTTCCATCTCCCTCCAGGTCCGCACAGAAGCAGACTGGAAATGCGAGTGGTGCGCAGCTCCAGGTGGCAAGGTGATACGTCGATTCGAAGGAGGCGCGTGGGTATTGGTTCCGCAGGTACAGGCCTACCCAACCGCCGCCTGGGAAGACACTGAAAAAATGACCTGGGCAAGGCTACGATTTCACAAACTGACCAAAATAGTGCTAAGCGTAGCCCACCTTGATAGAGATTCAAAAAACAACAACCGTAACAACCTGGCTGCTCTTTGCCAGAAGTGCCACCTAAACCACGACATTCTGCAACACGTGCGGAACAGGCTTTACGGCCGGCACCATGCCAAGGAGCACCAACTAAAACTACAGCTTTGATATGCCATTCTCATTCATCAATACCCAAAAAGAACTAATTCCACTTAATAAGAGTAATCAAGTTTTTTGGAATAGGAAGGCTAAAGAAATCGGTTTGGATTTTCAAAAAGGCCAACCAGAGTTTTTTGATTTTTTCTACATAAACGACCACCCACTCTGTAGGTTAGGTGGTATGATTTTCTGGTATGGAATCGGAGACAAGCAATTTGATATAAGGGAAATGAGGCGGTTAGGAGGCTTCCCAAAGCAATGCTATAAGGCAGATGAATCTTCAAGTGGGCCATTTAAAGCGTTAAACCTCGTGGCAAATCAGTTGGCTCAAATATCCATGAAGCATAATTTGGAGGACTTTTTAAAACCAATATTGATTCCAATACAATTTCAAAACCCTTAACTGGTGCATCATCGCAGCAGCACCAACTAAAACTATTTCAACAATGAGTAAGCCATCACTACCAGGCGCAGAATTCATGCGCGGCCTAGCAGGTATGATAAGTGCAGCACTTCCAAAAGGCTTTGGATTTGCGCTTGTCGTGTTCGAGTTCCACACACCAGGCATTGCCAACTACATCAGCTCAGCGGAGCGGCAAACGATGATTCAGGCATTAAAAGAAACCATTGCCCGACTGGAGGCAAAGCAGGATTTTTCCACACCTGAAGAAAATTAAATCAATGAGATATCTAATCGAATTCTACACATTAGGGCCCCCTGGAATTACCTTAAGGTACTTTAAGCTCGATTTTGATTCAATTGACGAAGCGATAAAACTTGCTGAATCAATTTTTAAAAAAAACGAAGGGTATTGTATTTCCCATATTTAACTCAAAGCCTACCGAAGTCCAACCCCTAGGGAGGATTTTCGGTAGGCGACAGTTAGTTACTTCCACTCACCACTAAAACAAAAACTTATGTACAACACCGCCGACAACATGGAAGACCTAGACATGGTCGAAGAACTCTCTTCATTTGACACTATACTTGGAGTTGCAGAGCACCATCAAATTTTTGATGAAGAGTATCAGGATGCCGACTTCTATATCAATGTCAATGATTTCTCAGAACTAGAAAAGATAAAAAAACTGCTACTCCCATTCGGATACAAGGCCTATCTTGATGATGATGAAACTATTTTAAAAATCGAAAACCTTCCTGCACAATGATACAAATGACCCAAGAAGATTTCAATACATACTCCCTACAAATGGCTTTTTGGGGAGCATATTTGGGTTTCTTTATAACCTTAGCAGGCTGGGCTGCATTCAAAATTTTTACCCGAAAAAACAACAGCGAAGAATAATTCATATATCTTCGTACCAGTTTTCATTTGGTTTTTTGGGGTTATACAGGCCGCTGAGCAATCAGGGGCCTGTTTTTTTTGTGTCCTTTCCAGCCAAAAAGCGAGGTAAAACCTTTGCTCCATGGACAATCAAGCCAACCTGGAGCACATCATAGCCTTCTGCGAACGCAAAGGCTATATCTTCTTTAAAAACCCGGGCGAACTCAACATCCTCTACGTAGAGGGGATGAACCCCGACCACTCCCTCAACCCAGACCGCCTCGATGGATGGAACGACCTCCGTTTGGTCATAGACTTCCAGTCCGGCCGGCCACGGCTCCTGTTCCTACAGGTAGCCACCACCGAGCCAGGCCGCGCGGCCACCTTGAGCGATGCCGCAAAAAAACGGGGTGGGGTAGCGCGCATCACCTTTGGGCAGCACCTCGAGTGCTGGCAAATCGGCAAGCACAAGGGCACTCCTGCCCTCGTCCAGGTCGGCAATATCCTGGTACACCGAGACAAAAACCGCGACGGAATCCGTACCCGCGACCCAATCGCCGCAGCCACCGGCATCAACCAGCACGGCACCTCCCTTGCCTTCAAAGGCAAAAACGTCGGCACCTGGAGCGAGGGCTGCCTGGTCGGCTTGATCTACATCGAGCACCTTCGATTCATCGCGCTGCTCAAAACCGACCCGCGCTACATCGCTGACCCGAAATTCAAGTACAGCTCTATAATCCTTCCCGGCGATGCACTGATGGTGCGCCGTGGGGAGTAACAACCATCCATGGCCGCTTCACTGCACACCGCACCGCCCTCGCCGGCATACAACGGCAACGACATTTGGATAAAGGTGGAATCCGACCTGGTGGATACCACGGCCACCGCATCCTTCGAAATCGAGTTCACCACCTCCGGGCCAAGCCTTACCCAAACCCTCGAGCTGAAATGGGGGGGCACGACCCTAGTGCTCACGGTAGAGGCCACCACCAACACGCAGGCCACTGCCATCCCTACCAAAGATGGTGGCGAGAGCTTGCTCGATTACCATTTTCGGGTGGCCGAGGCGCTGCGCGAGAACGGCCTACTTTCTGCCGATTTCATCATCACGGCCCATTCCGATGAGCGCATCATGCTCACGGCCCGTACCATTGGTGTGCTCGACCTCGACCACGCGTCCACCCTCAGCAATGCCACCATCACGGTCGAAGATGGCACCGACCCAAACACAGAGACCAACCTGGCTGCACTGGTCGAAATCTGGCAGTCAGGCCCTGAGTTTAATGACGAATCCAGGATACATACCCTAGTGGCCACTTACGATGCAGCCACGGGACAAACCGAGTTCAACCTCAAGGGACTGTTCCCGACCGCGCCCGCGCTGCCGGCCGAGAACAGTATCGGACCTGTGGTCAGCCTCACCTGGCGGCACGGCGATGCCGATACTGCCGCCATACTTTACTATTTGCGCCTCGCCGACCGTTATGGCATCCCGGCAGTAGCCGAGGCCCTGGTACGCACAGAATCGACCTACACGGCCCTGCACGGCGCGCGGCCTGAAGACCACGACAACTACTCGCCCATCGGCTTCGTGCGCCCACTGCACGGCTACAGGCAAGCAGGCGGCGTGTTCCGAAAGCCCGTCACGGACGTACAACCGGACTGGTTCTATATCCTGGCCAACGCTGAGCTAACGGATTGCCGCGTGGAATTCGATGTCACCTGGGACAACGGCGCAGAAACCACCGAAACCCCATCCGTCGATATCGGCACACTCGAGGCCAACAAAGCGCACTGGATACGCTCCACCCCCTTCGATGCCGGCGCGTACACGCCACCGGCCGCAGGCGCTTTGCCCTGGTACTACACCTTCAAGCTCATTGGGAATGCAGGCTCTGGAGAGGTAACACTTGCGGAGGTGTACTACATCATCCGGCCATGCACCCCCTTCGATATCTACCTCCTGATGGACAACGGCCTGGGCGGCTGTGAGTCCGTGCTTTGTCACGGCAAGACGGCGTTCGGGTTTGAAGCCTCCAGGGAATCTGCCAGGATGGCGCGCAGCAGTTCGTTCAACCTGCGCGACGCTGAGCTAATCAACTTCAACGCGGAGGGGCAAAAAGCATTCAGCCTGAACACCGGCTGGCACGACCTCTACTACATAGAGCATCTCCGACAACTCCTGCTGGGCGATGTTTGGCTAATCGATACCAACCTCAAGCGCTTCCTGCGCCTGTTGGTCGATACGGACAGCATCACCACCCACGAACATGATGGAGACCTGTACAGCCTTTCCATCAATGTCAAAACTGGATGGCTCGATTCGGGCCAAAACCCCTAAAAGCCCATGTGGAAAATAAAGCTACCGGACGGACAATTCCTGGACACGCCCGATACCCTTGGGCTCCAGTTCGAGCTGAACAACCAGGTGTTCAGCACCTCCAGCACTGCATCCCTCCCGGGATCCTTTTCTTTCCCTGTGGATGTGCCGCTCACCAAGCGCATGACACAGCTGCTGAAGTGGCCGCAGCGCATCGATAGCGCCGTACGGACACGAGTAATTGAAAACGTGGTAGCTTATGCCGAGGGTGTGCCCTTGTTCCAGGGAACGCTGCGGGTAAAGCAGGCGAACAAGTCGAGCGTAAAGCTGGAGCTTTACGCAAGCCCCGTATCAGCACTCAAGACCAAGAAGCTAACAGAGCTGGATTTTGAGGGCTCCAGGACCGTTGCGCCCACATCCTGGACAGACTACATGCTGGACACGGCAAACAACCCGGAGGATTACGACCACGCTTTTTTCTACGTGTTCAATGAGGGCGCCAACCTGCCGTTCAACGTTTGGGACGATATCGCCGAGAACTTCGTGACAACCGATTCCATCATCAGCCCCTTCGTTCGGCTGAAATACCTGCTCGATCGCATGTTTGAGCTCACGGGCTATCAGTTTTCAAACGACTGGCAAAGCGACGACCTGGAGCTTGGCCGGTTGTATGTGTTCAACAACGTGGATGTCAGGGTTTTGGCCGAAGCCGACCCGCACGACCCGGAATTACCAGACTCATTCGAGCTAAACAAACACCTGCCGCCCATCATATCTGCCGAGTTTTTGAAAAAACTCATGGCGCAATGGGGCCTTGGGCTTTTCACCAATATCTTCAAGCAAAAAATCGCGCTCATCCCGCTGCGCGACATACTGAAGCGAGCACCGAAACACGACTGGACTAACTACGCGGTTGACGACCTGGTAGTAGATACCGACGAATCTTTCAACGCTCCAGGTTACTACAACTACGCTCAGCCCAACGCCATTCCGCCCTACGCGCCACCGGTGGAAGATGCCACACTGGTGCGCACCACTTTGGAGGTGTACGACAACCTCCCTATGGATCCAGGGCATTACTACATTGAGACCAACTCGAACTACCTGGAGTTCCGGACCGGGAACTTCGGCGACCGCCTGGCGCTCTGCCATCGTGGCGTCAGGGTAGGGGAGGGCGAAGCCTACGAAGCCGGCATGGAGGGCCTGTTCGATTTCATTTCTGGCCATTTCTGGAACGGTCCGTATTCCGGCTGGGTGGACGATGACGGCTACAAGTGGGAACAAAACGATTTCCCCACGGCGCTGATGTTCTACAGAGGCCTCCAGGACTGCATCATAGGGGCCAACCGTTCTACTTTGAACGGGAACAGCGTGTGGCTCGATGGGGTAGGTTCTCCGAATACAAAGGCCAAACTCGTCACCAACGGCGTAGAGGAAGGCGAGGCCACCCAAAGCCTGAACTGGTTTGGCGAATATGGCCTGTATGAAAAATACCACAAGCAATGGTCTGAGACCCTGCGCAACAACGTGCACGGCACCCAAAGCTTCATACTTCCCATTGGCCAGGTCACGGAGTTTTCCTTTGAGGACAAGGTGCGGGTAGGGAACATGGATTTTTTCATCAAACGCCTGCGCATCAAACAACTCTACAACGGGCAAAAAATGCTCGTGGAAGCCTCTATGGTGAGCGTTATCTGACCACGCAATTTTCTTATTCGTAAAAAATTACTGGTTTTGTTGTAAATATGGCAAGGTTTTAGCCGTGCCATTGAATCCAATCACGCTTTTTTTAATCTACGATGACAGTATTTGTACCGCTGAGCTCGCTCTCGGCTAAAATACTATCGAAGGAGTACGGTCTCCATCAGCCAATCAGCCCATCCCGGTCGGATTGGTTGATGGACATACTTCATATCGACCGTACAGGGACACGCTTCAGGCAAGAGGAGGAGCAGGTACTTACGACCGGGATGCTGGTCAATGTTCCGAAGCCTTTGGCCCTACGGGTTGAAGGCCAGGGCCTGGGTCTTGGCATCGTCATTCACCGGCTCCACCTCGAAACCATCAGTCGGCACATGTGGTCGTGTAGCAAGTGCTACATCCCCTCGTCCAGGGAGTCGGTAGGTAACGGCAACGCAATGGCGGGGCTCCGTTATTTCTATGACCACTATGGCCTGGACGATTCTGATTTCGACCAGGGAAGCATGTACCGGGAGCACTCTCGCTTCTCCAAAAAATTTCTTGCAAAATCTGCGAAAAAAATCGCGGTCGATGTCCGAGCTGATTCGCGGATTTGGCGCAGGCCAGACAACGCGGTCGAAAGGATCAACCACGACAACCTCGACCGCATCTGTGCGCTGCTCGACATGCGTTTGGCCTCATCCCGCTTGCGCCGCCTAACGGTCATTACCAAACACGCGCACATGTATATCTACGCTGTGCGGGGCGGGAGGGACATTGCCGCGATCGGTCGCAGGTTCAAGCTGCACAACGCCACCGTATACCGGGCAATCGCCAACGTGCGCGTTCGCATCCGGAAGGACGAGCGGTTCCGTGCGGCCATTTTGCCCCTATTGGACCCCATGTTCGTCCTTCCACCCCCTTGATAAACGATTGACATTTGTTCCGACAAGGAGAAGGACCTCGCATTTTCCAGCCCGGAACACTCCCCACGGCCAACGGCCGAAGCCCCAAAAAACCTCGCGAATAATTTCTCCTTGTCACTTTTCAAATCTGCGCCATGTCGTTCGCTGATCTCCACGCTATAGAAAAGGCTTGCAAGAAAACCCCACCGGGGCTTTCTGATTTGGCCATGATTGACCCGAACGACCTTGAAGTACAGCCCGATTGGCTTTTGGTCCCGGTCATTTCTGACCTACAGTTCAAGCCAGGCAAAGCAGCCTACGGCATCGGAGCCGACCACCTCACCGCCCGTTTGACCGACCCGACCGATATCGGCAACCGAAGCGGAGATACCTTCGATTACAAATTGGCTGCAACCGTCAGCGGTGTTACGCCCAGCATAGAGCACTTACGTGCCAAATTGATTAATCGACGCATACACCTGGCAGTCACCTATCAGAACGGAGAGCAACGGTTCATCCCGTTCATGCGACTTTTTGCAGCCGGCGATTCTGGCGACCGGTCCTCCAAAAATGGTTACAACTTCAACGGTGTTGCTCGATTGAGCAAACCCGCACCGTATTTCGAAGGCACCATCGAGGTGATTGGTGGCGGTGGCTCTACCCCTCCAAACCCAAGCTCATTCAGCGAGGCCGAAGTGGTGGTATTGCCGGTCAGCACCACGGCATCTTCCTTCACGCAAAGCATCCCTTCGGGTGTGCTGCTCATGGCCGTTTGGATCCGCAGCAACGACGACCAGACGGTCAGCGTTGGCCTCACAGCTGCCGGCGAGGAGCTGGGTGGTCCGCAGGATATTGCTGCGGACGAGTCGTTCAACTTCGCCCAGGCATTCCGGACCACAGCGGCCACGGATATTTTCCTCAGCGGCCTTTCAGGCACCAATTCCATAGAATTCTGGTATGCCCAGGTAGGCGCTGGAGATGTAATCAAAATCACCATCGCAGCCACAGAGACCGAGGTCGAATACGCCATCCCTTCAGGTGTGCTGCTCACGGCCGTATGGCTGCGCGGCAATACGGACCAGACGGTCAGCATCGGCCTCACAGCTGCCGGCGACGAGTTGGGTGGTCCGCAGGACCTGCTTGCCAACGAGGGCCACACGTTCGCCCAAACCTTAAGAACCGAGTCCACAACAACAATTTACATATCCGGCCTGGCCGGCAATAACTCAATCGAGATATGGTACGCAATTTAAGAATCCTCCTCTTCGCGCTCGTAGCACTTGGCTTCAGCAGCGCCGCATTGGCGCAAGGAAGCACCGATACCAAAGACAATCAGATTGCCCGCAAGAAGTTTCGGGTTGGTGTTGACACGTCCAAATACTTTACCACCATCACGCAGGTGATAAACTCCGCCAGTACCCATCGGCAGATTCCGACCGCCAAGGCGGTTTATGATGCGCTGGGTAGCGGTGGTGGTGGTGGCGGTGGTGGCGTGACCAGCGTTGATGTTACGGCACCAACATCTGAATTCAATGTTGCGGGCAGCCCAGTCACAAGCACTGGAACAATTGCCATAACCTGGGATAACCAGACCACCAACAAGGTATTGGCCGCTCCAAACGGTAGCACTGGCCAGCCTTCATTTCGCGCGCTGGCAGCAGCCGACATCCCTTCCATCCCAGCTGCGAACATCTCCGATTTTACGGAGGCCGTGCAGGATGTTGTGGGCGGCGTTGTCGGTGCTGGCACTGGTATCAGTGTGAACTACAATGATGCGGGCAACTCCTTTACGGTGACCAATACTGGCGACACCGACGCTTCGAACGATATCACCACATCTACCTCGGCCGGAGGGGACCTGACTGGCACTTACCCCAACCCGACTGTGGCGGATAACGCTGTAGATGGGACCGATATCGCGTTGGGCTCTGACGCCCAAGGCGACATCATGTATTATGACGGGACCAATTGGGTGCGGCTTGCTGCGGGCACAAATGGCCATTTCTTGAAGACACAAGGGCCAGCGGCTAACCCTACTTGGGCGGTTGCTTCAGGTGGTAGCGTGACAAGCGTTGGAGTCTCGGCCCCTACTTCCGAGTTTGATATTACGGGCAGCCCGGTCACGAGCTCCGGAACCATTGCGATTGCCTGGGATAACCAGACAACCAATAAAGTGCTGGCCGCTCCGAATGGGAGTACTGGCCAGCCATCGTTCCGTGCCTTAGCAGCTGCCGATATCCCTGCCATCCCTGCCTCTAGCATATCCGATTTCACAGAGGCCACCCAAGATGTTGTAGGTGGTTTTGTCGGTGCCGGTACCGGCATCAGTGTGAACTACAACGATGCTGGCAACGCATTCACGGTAACGAATACTGGCGACACCGACGCCTCGAACGACATCACTACCTCGAGCTCTGCGGGTGGTGACCTGACTGGAACCTACCCAAACCCGACCGTTGCCGATAATGCCGTAGATGGCACCGATATCGCGTTGGGCTCCGATGCGCAAGGCGACATAATGTACTACGACGGAACCAACTGGGTTAGACTACCGGCTGGCACGAACGGCCATTTTTTGAAGACCCAAGGTGCGGCTGCGAACCCAACATGGGCGGCCACATCCGGAGCTGCATACTATCAGTTGCTTCGGGAGAATGGGACAGATATGTCGGAGCAGGCTGCCACAAATTTTGAAAACACGGGGAATATCTCGTGGGATTTAGTCTCCGACCCAGCCAATGGGGAAACGGAGGTGAATGCTTTTATCGTAGCAAATTCTATTGGTGATGGGCAAATAGGTCCAGATGCTGTCGGCACGTCTGAGTTAGCTGTTGGGGCTGTAATAGCGGAGAACATTGACCAAATGGCCGCTTTAGACGGCCAGGTTCTCACCTGGAATAACACCCTAGGTACCTGGGAACCTCAAACTCCAAGTGGTGGTGGTGGTGGTGGTGTTACCAGCGTTGGCGTCTCAGCCCCTACTTCCGAGTTTGATATTACGGGCAGCCCGGTCACAAGCTCAGGAACAATCGCAATTGCCTGGGACAATCAGACCACTAACAAGGTTTTGGCCGCCCCAAACGGCAGCACTGGACAACCATCGTTTCGGGCTTTGGCAGCAGCCGACATACCATCATTGACTGCATCAAAGATTTCCGACTTCACAGAGGCCGCGCAGGATGTTGTGGGCGGCGTTGTCGGTGCGGGCACTGGTATCAGTGTGAACTACAATGATGCGGGCAACTCCTTTACGGTGACCAATACTGGCGACACCGACGCTTCGAACGATATCACCACATCTACCTCGGCCGGAGGGGACCTGACTGGCACCTACCCAAACCCGACCGTCGCGGACAACGCTATAGATGGGACCGATATCGCCTTAGGCTCTGACGCCCAAGGTGACATCATGTATTATGACGGGACGAACTGGGTTCGGCTTGCTGCTGGCACCAATGGACATTTTTTGAGGACCCAGGGCGCAGCGGCCAACCCGACTTGGGCAGCTGCATCAGGCGGTACTGTGACAAGCGTTGGCGTCTCCGCACCTACAGCTGAGTTCGATATTACTAGTAGCCCGGTCACGAGTTCCGGAACCATTGCAATTGCCTGGGACAATCAGACCACGAACAAGGTTTTGGCCGCTCCGAACGGCAGCACTGGTCAGCCATCTTTCCGGGCCTTAGTTGCTGCGGACATACCAAGTTTGACAGCTTCGAATATTTCCGATTTCACGGAGGCTGCGCAGGATGTCGTGGGTGGAGTGGTGGGTGCAGGCACAGGCATTAGTGTAAACTACAACGATGCTGGAAACTCGTTCACTGTTACGAATACGGGCGACACAGATGCCTCGAACGACATCACCACCTCGACATCCGCAGGCGGTGACCTTACGGGCACATACCCAAACCCGACGGTTGCGGACAATTCCGTGGACGGCACGGACATCGCGCTTGGCTCTGACGCCCAAGGCGATATCATGTACTATGACGGGACGAATTGGGTGCGGCTTGCTGCGGGCACAAATGGCCATTTCTTGAAGACCCAGGGCGCAGCGGCTAACCCTACTTGGGCAGCTGCAAGTACAGATGGCAACGGTCCATACTCCGGCAACGGCGGCAACGGCGGCAACGGCACAATCCCATCGCTAACCACCTCAACAGTAACCAACCAATGGACCATTACCCGAGCTACTGACGATGTCGGAGGCTTGGTCCCGCTCCGTATCAGCGTACCTGCCGGGAACGAACCCGATTTTATGTCTTTCGTGAACGGTGCGGATTCGTTGCTAGTATCAAAGGGCGATGTAGAGTTCGAGATTGCTGCAAACAAAACATTGGTAGTTTCCAGCACCGATATCTTGGCATTACAAGGTGACAGCGTAAGCATCTCAACCGTTCCAAACGCTGTAGAAAACGAACGCACTTTATTGATGCAAACACCCGCTGGAACGGTGGCCAAAAGTGAGGGATTAGACCCGGACATCATCAACCAAAATGGAGCGGCCCCAAACGACGTGCTTAAATGGAACGGCTCGAAATGGGCACCCGCAGCAGATGCCACCGGTGGTGGCGGCGGTGGAGACGTATTGAATAACGGTAACTCTTTTGCTGCTGCATTTGTGGTAGGCTCGAACGACAACAACACGGTTTCCCTTGAGCAGAACGGTACTACTGTAGTGACAATCGGAACCGATAAGAATATCACTGCGACCAATAGCGTCGCAGCTACGAATACGGTTACCGACCAGCTCAAACTAAATATCAATTCTACGGGCACTGCCGCTGCAAATTTTGGAAACGGAATCCTTTTTTCGGGAGAAAGCAGCACAACTAATGACCAAGAGATGGCCCGGATTCGCTCCTATTGGACGAATGCTACCCACGCGAATAGAGAGGCGGCGGTTAGCTTTATGTTGGGCGACAATGCTGGAGCATTGACAGAGGTTATGAAACTGGATAGGGATGGCAACCTTGAGGGTTTGTTGTCCATTGGAACCACAACTCCCGCATTCTTATCAAACGCATCTCTACAAAATAGCCGAGCATTTACCGTTGGCGGGACTTCCAATGCCGTTACGGTTGGTGGGTCTAGTGGCGGTGTTGAATTGCTTAGAGAAACAAGCTCGACTTCAACTCCAGTCGTGATTGAGGTTGAGGCTCAAAGCACGGGAACAGTCGCAAATGGTTTTGGAGTGAGCCTATCTTTTGTCGGTGAAAGTGCCACATCGGGCAATTTCCGACAGATGGCTAACATTCAAACACCTTGGACCACAGCGACGGATGCAACGCGCACCGCAGACATGGTTTTCAACCTAACAAACAGCGCCACTACTGCCGAAAAAATGCGCATCTATGCAAATGGGCGCGCAATGATTGGTGGTGGTACGAATCAAGCATCTGCTGCGCTACAGGTAAACTCAACGACTGGCGGATTCCTTGGCCCAAAGGGAACAAACGCCGAAATGCTGGCCATCGCAAGCCCAGCAGAAGGTCTGGAATTCTGGAATACCACGGTGCAGGGTAAGTGCGTGTTTGATGGCACCGACTGGCAGCGCTTAAGCTGCCGGCCAACCCCAACCGTAACAGCGGGAACTGGCGCAGGAACGGGCGCTACCGTTAGCGTAGTTGGCAATGACTTGGCCGGAGTTATAACGGTCGTAGCTGGCACATCTCCAGCTACCAACGCCGTGGTCGTTACGCTCGATTTCCATACGGATTTTGACGTAGTACCAAAGTCGGTCTCTATCACAGGTGCAAACTTGGATGGGGCAACCATCTGCGCTCAAACGGCCAATTTAAGGGGCTGGTCAACCAATGAGAGCTCTATCACCGTAGACGAGTTTACCGTTGTATCGGGAGCATCCGGCAACGTTGCTGTAAGCGGCACAACCTATAAACTGTTCTACAACGTAGGACAGTAATTTTTCACATAACACAATCGAATATGAAACACTTCACAACCATCATCTTCCTGTTTTTCTGGGTCATTATAGCCCATTCACAGACGACCTCCACAGCGTCGGCAGTCTATAAGATTCCGGACACACGGCCCGACACTACCCCAGTGTGGGTGATAGTGCTCGATTCCGTTCGGATGTTTGCTGCTGACCCGAATTACGATATGCGGATGGATGTTGTCGCGGGATGGCGTGTAAGTCGCCTGGTTCCGGATGGGCATAATTTTTATGTAGAGGACAAGTACTTCGATACCACCGGGACGCAGCTTGATAACGATATCGTACTGTTCGCCAAGAAAAGGCGGGTGGTACCAAACCGATTCAGACAATGAACCCCAAGAAAACCCTGCTCGCACTGCTGGCCATGTTATCTGCGATGATTATTGGCCAGCGCGCGCGCATAACATCTGAGATGAAAACGCTGGGCGTGGCAGCAAAGTTTTTGGTAGTATTTGCCTTTTCCTTGTTCGCCACTCTGGCCCTGCTGCATGGTCTGGACCTCTTGCCAGAGTTCCTATCCATCTGGAGCATCGACATTCCATTTTGATTTTTTCGATTATGTGTTGAACGGCCCCACAGCGGTAACGCTGCGGGGCTTTTTCTTGTCCTACCCGCCCGCGCGCGTGCCAATCACTTTTGCTCCATGATTGAAGCCACGCGCTTATTCCTCAAACAAACCTCATTTATGAAAAAGCAACTGTTGGCCATCGTGGCCACCCTTACGCTCCTGAGCTACGGCCTGAGCGCCCAAACCCTTACCCTCACCGCAGGCTCTGCGGAGATTGCAACGAGTGGCGTAAAAAACCACCTGTACAACCTCAACGACCTTTACTTCCAGTACAACACCAACACCGAAGTGCTAGAGGCACGCGTCGTGGAAACCCGCGCGTCTGTGTACAAGGCGAACATCAGTACCGTCGCCATTTCGGGCCTCACCACGGCCGCTCAGAAACTTGCCTGGCTGGAGAACACGCACCTGAAGGCGAACACAAAGCAGTTCAACAACCTGCTGCCAAAGACTGGAATCGCTGTGCGTTACAATGTTTCTGGCAAGGCTACTGCAATCTATGGGCGCTACAGTGAAAGCAAAACGCCGCTTTGGGAAGGAAACATCGACTCGATCAAAACCGCAGCGTCCGACAACTCCACATCGCTTCGGCTTGCCGCTTTGCGCGCCATTGTGCGTGGTGCAACCCCTCAGCTCATCGGTAACAATGCAAACGTTCCGACCATTGCCGCCGGCGCGGCTGCAGGATCTGGAGCAACGGTGGCAATCACAGGTAATGCGCTAAACGGAGAGCTTACGATTAACACCGGTTCTTCCACCACCACTACCGGAGTATTGGCTACGGTTACGCTCCCAGTGGCTTGCCCTAACAAGTGCATTGTGAAGCTTCAGCCATCCAGCACTTTTGGCTCTACCCAGGATAGCAAGGTTTTTACCACCACGACGGCTGGCACTTTCGTGTTGAACGCAAACGGGACCGCCTTGACGGCCAGCACGGCTGACGGCAAATGGTTCTACACCGTAACCTGCAACTAGCCAACCCCGACCCATGCCCCAGTTTAACCCACACAACGTCCGCTGGCTGCGCAGCAATCCCACCACCGGTGGTTTTGCCGCTGCTGATATTGATGTCGAGAACGGCATCATCCCGGGCGTGGTCATGGTGCAGGAAGGTCCGGCAAAAGGGCACGGAGTAAACCTGGAGGCCGAGTTTGTGGAGAAAATCCACAAGTACGATGTCCGGCATTTCTCCAAACGAGGCCTGAAGGCCCGCTTCGGCCATCCAAACGCCTCTGGCGAAACGATGGGAACGCAGCTGGGAGTCTTCAAGAACTTCAGCTTGCGTACGGAAAACGGCAAGCTGCAGCTGATTGCCGACCTGCACCTCCTGGAAGCCTCTGAATCTAGTCCTACCCATCCGGGTATGCGCTCCTGGGTTTTGAAGATGGCCGCTGAGCAGCCTGATTTCATCATGAGCAGCATCGTGTTCAGCGCGAAGGGCTACTACCAGCGCAGCCCAAACGGTAGCAAGCACAACCTCATCATATCTAAAGAATACTACGGAGAACCCTTCACCAACTACAAAGAGGAGTGGGGCGACATTTTCGTAGAGTTCGACGAGCACTACTACACCGACCTGGTAGAAGCTGGAGCGGCCACGGATTCGCTGTTCAGCACCACTGCCAACCCACACCTGTTTGTCTCCAAAGTCCTCAGCTGGCTGGAGGAGCACCCCGAATTGAAATCATTTGCCCAGCAACACCCGGAGAAAGCCTTTGAGCTGCTCAGGGCGCTTGGCATAGAACCTAAACCCCAAAAACAATTGAAGATGTTCAACTTGAAAGAACTGTTTTTCGGCAAGGAAGCCCCTACCGAAGCGGTCACCATTACGCCCGAACAGGTAGCAGAGCTGCGCAGCAAGCTCGACAACGTCGAGCAGGAATTTGCCCGTAAGCAGAAAGAATTCAAAGCCCTGAAGGATGAGGTAGACTCGCTCAAAGAAACCCTGAAGGGTAAAGAAACCGAGCTCGCAGCCGCCCAGGCCAAAATCACGGAACTGGAAAAAGATCCAGCCGCTGGCCACACCCAAGGCACTACCGGCGACGAAGGCGACGACAAGAAAAGCTTCCACCAAGACCCTGCCACCAAGCGGGCCATGGCAGCCTACAGCCGCCGCGCACCAAAGGCCTAAGGCCAACCGAAGACAATTAACCCCAAAAACCCGCTCAGCCCGCTCCGCCACTTTTGGCGGGGCCGGGCCTGAGTAAACCCCAAAAAACAAATGGACTCCACGAATCACGAATACGCGATAGCGTTCCAGGACTACGTCCGCACCTATGCCGACGACCTTTTTTGCCAGCTCTTTTACGGGTTCAAAACCTCCGACCTGGCCCAAACCTTTGAGGGAATCAAGGGTGAGCACATCATCACGCAATTGGAAATTGGCGAGAACCTCGCCCGCCGCTGGGGCAAAGACTTTGCCCCGGTCGCTAATGCCGCAACTTTCAAACCGCGCAAACTGAAGACCGTCCTGAACAAGGTCGACTTCTCTATTGTGCCACAACAGTACGAGGCATCCTACATGGGCGCCTGGAGAAAAAAAGGCCAGAACCCTGGCGATTGGCCGTTCTCGGCTTATGTGATGAGCAAGATGATGGCCAAGCTGATGCAGGAATTCGAAGTGGCCATCTGGAAAGGTGTAGAGGAAGCCAGCCCAAGCGATGGCGACTTCTTGCGCCAAACCTTTGATGGTTACCTGCAAATCATCGTTGAAGCCCTCGCGGCCGGCGATATCGACGCTGTGGTGACCGGCGCTGTAAACAGCGGCAACATCATCGCAAGCCTCCGCACCATGTGGGCATCGGTGCTCTCGCAGTACAAGGAGAACGGGACGGATATCTTCATGAGCTACGAGCTCTACGACGTGTACCGGATTGCGTACAAGGATGCCTACAAGGTGGACCCTGCCTATATCCAAATCACGGAGGCTGGCTACCAGGGTGTGTTGTACGAGCTCGGCAACGGCAACACGCGCATCATCCCTATCAATGGTATGTCGGGCAGTGGCCGCATCATCATCACCCCACGCGAGAACCTGACCATCGGTATCGACTCTCCAGCTGACACCATGTTCAATGTGAAGGACGATATCCGCGAACTGAAGTTCTGGATGGACTTCCGCATGGGCGCGCAAATCCTGTTGCAGCAAAACGGAATCCTGGTAGTGAACGACCAGGTCTAGTAATCAAAACACACTTTCGTGCTGGGCGAGAATCAAATGTGCTCGCCCAGCACATTACCACAAATCGTACACACGATTCTAAACCTCTTTAAAATCATGTCTGACCCTAAAAATACCACCCCGGAACCCGCCGCTACAAAAACCTTTACTGAAGAGCAAGTGAAGGCATTGATGGCCGCACAGGAAGAACAGCTTGCTAGGGCAAATGAAGAGCTGGCCGCAGCAAAATCAGAAAAGGTAGTCATCGTAACCAAGGGCATCCCGGTCACCATCGACAAGAAGCGCTACCTGGTAGTGCACGGTGTGATTGTGAACAACATCCGGAAAACCGCTGAGCAAATCTCTGAAGATAAAGCGCTCTGCGCAAAGCTCATCGAGCAAAAGAGCTCCGCAATCCAGGCCGTTTGACCTGGTTGGTAAGCCCAATTTTTTAACCCCAAAAAATCCCAAAAAATGGAAGAGTGTGAATGCACCATAGCCGCCATTGCAGCATTTTGCGGTGGCGTGAACGCGCCCGGGCTTGACCGGGAACTTGCCATCACCTGCGAGGACCAGATTGATACCATTGCGGCTCCTGGGGCCGACACGCACGTGATCTCCACCAACATATCCATGACAGCCAGCCCGGCCGGCGTGTTCTTCAAATGGGGCTTCGCCAAAGAATCCGGCGAGTGGACCAGCGAACGTGACGAAAACGGCCTTTGGAACACGGAGGTCAAAATCTTCATACAGAAGCTTGAAGCCACGAAAACCTACGTGTTCAATGGCTTGACTGGCGACAACCTCATTTGTGTGGTGCCTGACCGGAACGGCGAAAAACGCCTGGTCGGAAGCAAGACCAATGGGGCTTCGGTGAGCGTGAAAGAGGTAACCAACCCTCGTAACGGTTACGAAGTATCCATCAAGTGGCAGAGCGCCTACGCGCCCTACTTCTACACCGGTACCATCACCTACTAGGCCATGGCCAAGAAGAAAGCAAACGGCCAACAACCCAACGATGCTGCGCTTCTCGAAGCCGCAGCATCGTTGGCCACGGTCACCGAGATCCACCTGGAGTACGTTGGCCCAAACTACAACCTGGGCATAGAACTTCCAGGAAGCCGAGAGCTCATTCGTCCGCGCGATTTCTCTTTTGAGCAAATCGCGGACTTCACCGAAAAACACCCGGAGTACACCGAATGGTGGACACCTGCCGGGCACTGAACATGAACGAACAAACCGTCAACCTCACCTACGAAGCCATCACCAACCCAATCCTTCGGTTGATGCTGTATTTCCTCGCGGCTGCGGTCGTGGCGCTGTGCGGCGCTGTGGCCTATATGTACCGGGAAATCAGGGGTATGCAGCGGGAGATGTTGACGGCCAACTACGATGCCATCCATGCACTCGATACGGTGGCCGATGCTGTGAACGACCTCAGAAACGATGTTGCCACAATAGCCAAACGACTCCCCCAATGAAAAACGAACTCAAAGCCGCCACCATGCAGCGCAAGCTGTCAGCCCAAAACCTGGAGAGAAAGCTAATGCCAGACCGGTTCGTCACCGAGCGTGCCGCACCGGTTCGGAAAGACCCGAAGCCCCAGCGTCACAAGTCGAAAGAACTTGTAGTGGTGGCCGCAACCGCGTAACCAAACTACCTATATAGATGAATCCGGATAACAACCTTAAGGAACTCCAGGAAGTGCTCGACTTCGCATTTGGTGGCGTTGAAGCCTTCAAAGATGCTTCGGAAGATGGCAAGTTTACCCTGCTCGACCTCCAGCACCTCTACCCGCTTTGGGGCAAGGCTCAGGCTGCGATTGAGAACATCGGAAACCCCTTGCATCGATTCCTCGCATTGAACGCCGACGAGCGCCAGGAACTCCTGGTGTACGTAAAGCTTCGGTTCGATATCGAGGACGACGAACTGGAAGACCTCATCGAGGACACGCTCAGCGCGCTGGGCAGCAACGTCAACCTGGTAAAACGCTGGAGCGGTCGCTTCAAAAAAGCGGCTCCAGAAGCCTAATCCGAATCATGCCCATCCCGGTCGAGGTCCTTCTCCCGCGCCGATGGCGCATCTTTCCGCGCACATACCGCCGCGCCCTCCCCAGCTCTTTCAAAGAGGTCGAAGAGGCGCGGCGGTTGCCGTTGTGGAAGGCCCTGAACTCCCTGCCAGGCGCGGCCGGCCGCTTGGCCGCTATACGGTACCTGCTCGACCTGCCAAAGTCTGTATTTCGGGAATTTAAGGACGAGCACGCGCTCGCGCTCCTGGAGGCGATGCCCTGGCTGGACGTGCAGCCTTCGCCCACGCCCTATATAAAAACGTTCCGGTACAAAGGGGAAACCTACCACTTCCCCAATACCCACGGACTGAACTTCGTGGCCATCGAGTACCCCATCGCCGACGAGGCGTTCATCAAGTGGGCCGAGACCGGCAACGAGCAAAGTGCGCTCCTGCTCTGCGGAGCCTTGCTTCGGGAAGAAAACCCGGACCAAGCAGAGGCAATCCTGCGCGGCGACAAACGCGTGAAGCTGCTTAGTAAAAACCAGGCACAGGCCCGGGCGGAGCACTTCAAAGAACTCCCTGAAGAAATCCGTACGGCTGCCCTGCTCTACTTCGCTGGGGTGAAGCAGTACGTGGCCGGCACGTACGGGAAAATCCTTTTTGAACAAGCTGAAGGCGAGGATAAAGGCGGTAGCACCACGCCTTCGCTGGGCTGGTGGTCCATATACTTTTCTCTGGCCACGGACGGGCCGTTCGGCAATCTTCAGGCCGTACATCAGACCCCATTTCACGACCTGTGCCTTTACCTGGTAGACCGTGTGCGCCAACAGCGTGAGGAGGAAATGCGCCGCCGTTTGGCCTCGAGCAGCTTTGGAAAGGAGGAGTAGCCTGGTGTGTCCTTTTCGCCCGTGTGCGGGTGGGGGACTTTTGGGTATTCATTCACCAACCTGTAATGGTCACTACCCCCAACGAACTAAAAGCCTACTTCGCCACCATAGCCGCGGACTTGAACTGCGACTTTGTGTATGGCGATTCGGAGCGGATAATTAACCGCCAGCTGAGCAATCTCCGGTACCCCGTGCTTTGGCTGGAGGTGCCGTCCATCGGGCTTTCGAGAAACGGCGGCCTGATACGGACATTCCGGTCGGCATTCTTAACCCTGACGGACAAGGCCCTGGACGATTGGGAAGGCCAGGACAATGCCCTGGACGAGATGCACTCGCTCACGGAGCAGGTGCTCCAGCGTATGCAGGCGGATAGCGAAGAACTCCCAGTCCCATTCCTTTTCGATATGGCCGGCGCGCAATCCGAATACAAGGCGAAGTGGAGTCCGGACGATGATTGGGGATGGCGGACTGAATTTGAGTTGGTTGGGGCGGCTTGTGATAACGAGGATTGCTGCGACTAGCCCCTAACCCCTGAAGGGGAGTATTTGTCATCAAACACCTACATCATAATGCAACAAGCAATAACGCCCGGAATTGGGCATATTTCCAAGAAAAATCCTTTCATGCCCGGCGATGCCGTGGTCCACATGTCTAGCAAACAGCGTGGGATTGTGGTCCAGGTTTCGAGAGACTGGGCTAAATTCGAGCTGCTGGGGGAAAAAGGCCGGAATGGGCAGCCCGTGTACAGACGTTTCTCTTATCACAAACTGACGCTGCTGGCCACTCAGGAACAATTGAAGCAGGGCTTTGAAATGTTCCAGAAGCAGCGCCAGGTCATGGAGAAAAAAGCCAACTCGCCCTTTAACCGTCTAGCCCGCCGCATCACCCAGTTCTTCGCGCCCAAAGCGCAGGCTGAACCACAGGTGGCAGGCTAGATGTATGGTTGGGTGAAACCGATGCCGGGCGGGTGCAAAAGCATTCGACCCGGCATTTTTTGTTGGTTCTGGAATTTGGCTTACTTTTGGATGCAGATTACTTTCAAATTCAAAATAATGCGCTACCTAATCCCTATCCTGCTTTTGCTCAGCGCCTGCGCGGAAGAGCAAACCATCAGTGACCCCTACGACGCCTCGCGCATCGTGGGCACCTGGCGCAGCATGGTGCCGGCCAATCCGGACTGGGTGTACCAGTTCGATGGCCAGGGCTTTATGCGGCAGACGTTCCACTTTGGCGGGGCCACGCTGTCCAGCCTGGAGTACCCTTACGCCACGCGGCAGGACACGGTGTTCATAGGCGGTGACGCAAACGACCCTGCGCGCACTTGGATGGTTCGCTTTGAGTGCGATTCTATACTTGAGGTTCGGAACGTTACGCCTGGGACTTTGATCCTGGGGCAGTTCTGGTTGCGACGGGTAAGGGAGTGATTTCACTTATAAGTGAAAGGGAAAGCCCCGCCGGATCCGGTGGCGCTTTTTTTGTGCCACTATTGTACGTTTGTGACAAAACGCTACCTTTGCCCCGCTAACTCACCCTCGGTCGAAGCAATTTCGATTCCACTTCTTGGTTAAATAAATCGGCTCCCTGGTTGCCATTTCTTGCCCTTGCGGCTGAGGATGGGTTAGCCTTCCAGGGCAGCCGTGTAAATTTTTCTGTCATGCTAACTGACAAAAAGAAGACCCGCACCCCAATCACCTATGAATCCGCCAACGGCCTGCTGAGGCCAGAATTCGACCAGTACCACCACAAAGTGCACATGGCCATCCTGCTTTGCACCTTTGGTGATGGGGAATGGTGGACCAGTCTACTGCACGACGCCCTCTCGGGCTGGATGCTCACCGAAGATTTTCAAACCATGAGCCGACCGGAGCGCCTTCGCCGGTCGGACGCGATCAAGCACCTTTCCACGTATCTCCGGGAATGTAGCGGTGGGGCTCAGGCCACCCGGCGCCCTTCGGCCACTAGCAGGCTACGCCTGGCCAGGGCGGTGATGGGAGAGCCTTTGTGGCAGGAGGCGTTGGGCTTGATGGAGCGGCTGAGCGCCCGATAAACAAACCGTCATTAAACAAGCCTAAACTATATGGAAAATCCAATCGTGACCATCGCCCCAACCGAGCTTACGTTCGAGGAAACCAAACTCACCTGCCCAATCGAGGACGGACACCGGATGGTACCTGTTAAAACCGTTTGTGCTATCTTGGATGTCGATTATCAGACCCAGGACAACTGGCTAAAAGGGCACGTTTTGTTCAGTCAGTTATATAGGATATCCTATACAACTGGAGCCGATTCTAAGACCTATCAGATGAGTTGTCTATCAATCTTTGACCTCTATGCATGGGTAGCTAGCATCTCTGACAGGAACAGGCGGCCAGGCTCACTGGAGCGACAATACCGGTTCATGGCCTGGCTCCGGGAGAAGATGCTCGACACTTACAAGAGCATCGACGTGTGGATTCAGGAGAACAAGTACGAATCGCAGCTGCTGGAGCTGAAGGAGCGCACGGAGACCCAGTTATTCGAGGCAATGCAGACGGTAAAAGAGCTGAAGGGTAAGGTGAAGGAGATTGACACGACCATCGAGGATATACGGCTCAACAGGTTTACGGGCCAGACGGCGCTTCCGTTCCCGGAGGACAAGAAATAAAGCTGCGCTTATGGTAACTGATAACGCGCTAAGCCTCACCGGAAACGGTGGGGCTTTTTTTGTGTCCTAGGCAGGGGGAATTGCGGGGATGGAACTTTGGCCTATGGCCAACCAACAAACCGAAGAAATTAAAGATTTGATACAGGCCGAGCTGTCAGAGTGGGCTACTGGATTCATAGGGGCCAGGAAAGCCTTTTTGGCATCCACCGTATCAAAATCTGGTGTACTTACCGACTCTATGAGGTCTGACATTGACCGTCAGTCCAGGCAAGAAGCTATAGAGCTGTTGATATCATTTGCGGAACATGGGCGATTCCTTGACATGAAGCCCACCGCTCAAGACAAGTATGGCCGAAACGCGATACTTAGGTTGGTTGACTGGGTAGAAAGGACTGGGCTTAGCAAATTCGTAAGGGGATGGGAAAGGATTCACGGAAAGCGGCCTATAGACGACAACAAACTTCTAAACCGAATCGCCTGGGGCATTGTGATTAGAAGGACGCAAGGCAAGTATAGGCGCCGAATCTGGTGGAATAAGTCAAAGCAGGCCGCTATCACAGAGCTGTTCAACGAAGTAGCTTCCAAACTACCCCCCAAAATATCAGAACAGGTTTCCCAAAGCCTAAAACCCAAATAACCAATGGCAACCCGTAAAGACCAGGTTCAAATTTCCATTGCATTCTTGACCGATGAAAGCAAGGAGTATGCAAAACTAATCCGCGAGAATCAAAAGTTCATCGAGGACATTCAAAAAGCTAAGAAGGAAGGTAAGGACTTGACCCATGTGATACGTGACATGGCTAAGAGTGGTGAAGCGATAAGCAAGATACCACTGGACAAACTCGCTCCAGCCCAGTTAATTTCAAGGGCAAAGCAGTTGAAACAAGTATTAGACTTAATCCCATCTTCAGCTCCAGAGGCGAAGCTTCTGGCTAATGAATATCAAAAAATCAACAGTCTTTTAGCTGAGCAAAGGGTCAAAGCGAAGGGGGTTTCACAAGCAATGACTTCAATCCGGCAAGAACAGTCCGGGTTTAGTAAGTTTTTGAACGATGCCTTTGCCGTAGCCGGAGGAGTTGCCCTGGTTGACACCTTAAAAAGTGCGTTCAATGCCTTGGTGAACTTCGGGCGTCAAGCTCTGGCTGAAGCCGATGCGCAACTCGCCGCCGACGCGCAAATAAAAACCGCAATTCAGAGCACAGCGGGTATAGCTGGCAGGTCTCTGGCCGACCTGAAGCGCCAAGCTGAGGAGCTCCAGCAGGTAACGCTTTTCGGTGACGACCAAACGGAAGGGGCGCAGGCACTTTTGCTCACGTTCACGAATATCCGAGGGGAGATTTTCGATAATACCATCCCATTGGTTCAGGACCTGGCCACTGCGTTCAAACAGGACCTGAATTCTTCAGCCATTCAGGTTGGTAAGGCTTTGAACGACCCAATCAAGGGGGTTACGGCATTGCAGCGTGTGGGCATCACGTTCACGGCCGAACAGAAGAAACTCATTTCATCGCTTGTTCAGACAGGCGATGTGGCTGGGGCGCAGACGGTCATACTGAAGGAACTGGAACGCCAGGTGGGCGGCTCGGCCAAAGCAGCATTTGAAGCCGCCAACCCCTTGCGGCAGATGACCAATTTATTTGGTGAACTGCGTGAGGCTGCCGGAGCACTTATCGTAAGCGCCCTGGAGCGCATTGCTCCCCTGGTGCGATCGGTCGCAACGGCTTTCCTGGATTTTGTATCCGTTCCGGTGAGCGAAACCCTTGAGAAAGAGCGGCAAGGGTTCAATGGCGTGGCTGTCCAGATTCAAAACACCAACGTGGGGAGCACTGAACGGACGGCCTTGATAAACGGCCTTATCCGTCAATATCCGCAGTACCTGAAGGGTATCGATGCCGAGAAGGTGACAAACGAACAGCTCGCCCCAATCCTGGACAAGATAAACAAGTCGTACGTGGTCCGGATTGCGCTACAAAGGCAGCAGGAGAAGATACAACCCTTGCTGGAGCGGGAAGCCGACTTCGCGAACGACCTGGCAGAGAAACGGGCCAATTACAATATCGCGCTGGCACGTGGTGCAGAGCTGGCTGGTATCAACCTGGCCAATATCAACGGAGAAGCCGCGCAGGTGGCTGCTGTTACTGCTGCGCTGGAGCGTAAGGTGCAAGCCCAAGGCCGAAACTTTTCGCTTACGGCAAGTGAAGAGGCTTTGGCCTTAAGTCGCATCAAAAGCACCTCGGCTATTGCATTAGCTACTGACCAACAGGCATCCGCTTCTCAGCGCGTGGTTGAAGCCGAGCGGCAAAGGCAGGCAGTGGTGGAACAGCTGAAGCAAACGTATGGAGAACTGGTCGACGAAGCTGCGGGGTTTGAGGGGGTAGCCGGTGGCGGAGCAGATGGCGGTGGGGATGGCCCAATTGCTTCCACCAAAAAAGAAGCCGAGGCGGCCGCCGGATCCCTGGCGTTCCTGCGCAAGCAAATTGCCGATGTCCAAAAGGAAATCGAGGCCACACCAGGCGACAGCAAGGCGCTGGAGCCGCTCATTCAGCAGCTCCAGATTGCAGAGCGGGCATTGAAGGCGCTCGAGGAGCGGATTGCGAACCTTAAAAACCCGCAGGCCGATTTGGCTCCAAGCGATGAGGAGATTGTACGCCAATTGGGATTTGGTACTGAAGCTCCGAGCGGTTATACGGACGCGGATAGGCAAGCTATTTTGGAGTTCAATGACTTCAAGCTGGAGGAGGAGAAATTGACGGGCGAGGAGCTGTTGGCATTCCAAAAAAGCCTTGCGGCAAAGAAAACAGAGGCACAGCTGGAGGAGGACCGGAAAGCCGAGGAGATGGCACAAAAGCGGCGGGATGAAATCAAGGATGCCGCGATATCGTCGGCATCTTTAGTAGCCAGCGCACTGGTCCAGATTCGGCAGAATTCTATTGCCCAGGAACAGCAGGTAGCCCTTGACGCACTCGACCGGGAATATGCGGCTAAAAAACGCGCAGCGGGTGACAATCAGCAGGCCCTGGAGAGACTGAATAGGGAATACGAGCGAAAGAAAGCCGCCATCGAAAAAGAGGCTGCGCAGAAGCGGAAGCGTACGGCGCTCATCGAAGCTACCATTGCTGGGGCTTTAGCGGTCGTAAAGGCCCTGCCAAATCCCGTGGCGGCCATCGCTGCCGGTGTGGCCGCAGCGGCGCAAATTGCGGTTATTTCTAGCCAAAAATTTGCTGGAGGTGGTTACACCGGGCCTGGACAAGGCTTTGCAAAAGATAACACTGGCCATGAGCCGGTGGGTGTGGTCCACGCGAACGAATGGGTGAGCCCGCCTTGGATGGTGAAGCACCCGGTATGGGGGCCGCAGGTGGCTGCCCTGGAAAATGTGCGCCGGCGCGGCTTCGCGGATGGTGGCTTTACGACCACGCCCACGGTGAACGTGACGCCCATCGGCGCAGGTGCGAGCTCTACGGCGCAGGTGAGCATGGAGGCTTACTTGATGCTTGCGGGAGAATTCCGGTCCTTCAGGAACGAGATAAGTGCCTGGCAGGGCAGGCTAAACGTCAGCTACCTGGATATCGAGGCGGTTGGCAGCGACTTGAATTCGGTCCGGGTGGACGCTGGGCTGTAGCATGTCCTATACACCCGCGCGCGCGGGTGGCACTTTTGCCCTATGGACCCCAAAAACATCCCATGGCGCGGTGAAATCAGCATCCAACAGGTGCTGATGGAAATCCGCAATGATAGCCTGAAACCATTCTGGCTCGCATTTGTGCGCGCTAGCGGAAAATCTGCCGGCAGCGTGAAGGTCGTGTCGACCGCACGCTATGGCGCTCCGCTGGACGGGCATGGGGATGTTGGCAGCCGAAACGGCGCACGGCCTAAATCCGTGGTGCTGCATACCGAGAAGGGCACCCTGCCCATGACCGATGCGACCAATGGCGAGTACCTGACGCCCCTCATCAGCCACATCATCGGCTACAACCTGTTCAAAGTAAAACACTGACCCCAATGACCACAGAAACCCAACAACTCTCTCCAGACACTTATTTTCTTCCTGGAAGTGCTGCCTTGCTGACCTTCAGCCGAAGCACTCCAGAGGTGACCGACCGTGCCGGCAACGGCGGCAAAAAAATGCAGATTACCTATGGCAAAGACCAACCCGCCGAAATCTGGACTTGGGGCAAAAAGAACATCCTGCCCCAGGAGCGAGAGGCCCTGGTGCTGGACAACAACATCGTGCCTGAGCTGATGGCCACCAAACGTGACATCACCGTTGGTGGTGGACTTATGTGCTACAAAGAGGTGTTTGTGGATGGCAAGCGAACTATTGAGGAGGTTGAGATGCCCATCGCGGCGAAGGCTTGGCTCGATAGCCTGGCAGACAGGAATGGTGGACAGGATATCGACTCATATCTTTTGAAGTGCTGCCGCAACCTAATTTACCACGCAAACACGTTCACGGAGTTTGTCCGTGAAAAAGGTGGCGCTGCGTTCTCTATGAAGGCCATGGAAGCACGGCATTTGCGCCCTGAAAAAATGGGCACCAATGGCATAGTGGCCAATTGGTACTGGAGCGGCAACTGGAAGGAGTTTCGCAAGGAAGAATACATCCCGAAGCGCATCGCTGCGTATTTGGGAGAGCTGGCCAAACAGCCGAAGTTTATCATGCACTGCATGGATGACGTGCTGAGTGACGAATACTTGGGTATCCCTACTTGGTGGGGTGGCCGCGCCTGGATTGAGTGCGCGAACGCCATTCCAATTTTCCATATAAATAATCTGCGCAATGGATACACCATCCGGTGGCACATCGAAATCCCAAAAGACTATTTTTGGGATGCCCCTGCCGGTTCGATGGCCATGAAGGAAAAAACAGAAGCCAAGGACCGGGAGAGCAAGGCCAAGCAGGAATTTTTGGGAAAACTAAACGCCTTCCTGGCTGGTCAGGAACAGGCCGGCCGGGCGCTCATTACCGACTATGAGCTGAACCGCGCTGCCGGCAAGGAATTCCCAGGCATTAAGGTCACACCATTGAATGTTGACCTGAAGGATAAGGCGTTGCTCGAGCTTTTCGCCGCATCGAACGATGCAAACATCAGCGCCCAGGGCATTCACCCGACGCTCGCTGCCATCCAGACCCAAGGGAAGCTTTCCAGTGGCTCTGAGATAAGGAACGCCTTCGCGATGTACGTGGCCATCAAAACGCCCGTGAAACGGGCAATCCTGCTGAAGCCAATCCAGTACGTGCACCGGATAAACAAATGGGGTGAAGGCATCAAATGGGGCTTCCGTGACATAGAGATCACAAAGCTGGATGAAAACCCTGCTGGCCAGCAGCAAGTGGCCGTGGGGGCATGACCTACCCCGAAGCCCTGGAGCGGCTTAGAGCTGCCAACCCGGAGCATATCCTGCTGCGGGTTTTGGCATTGTCGGAATCCGAGATGAACTGGCTCATATTGACCGCAGAGCTGGAGAAGTATGAGGCTCCATCCCCTGAAGTGATGCAAACGCCCGAAGACGCTGAGCCCCAGGTGGGCGATTCGGTTTTGGAGGATTTGCACCGCAAGCAGGCAACGCTTTACGGCGAGCGACGCAAGCTGAGCAACTCCTTCCACGATTGCTCCACGGATGCGGAGCGGCGCGATGTGAGCGAGGCCATACAGGCCGTACAACGCCGCATCGAGCACGTGCGCAAACAAATGGCCGACTATAAGAAGATTGGCCATGTGCCTGCTGAGGCCGAGAAATATCCGGTGCCTGAAGACCCCTTCAAGCTGCTTGCCTTGCGCGATTCTTTGCGCTCGAGTATCAGCCGAAAATCCCGGCAGGTACGCGAGCTCGCATTGAAGGCATTGAGCGATGCGCAGCATAATAAAAGCCTGAATGAGGCGGACAATAAGCTCCGCGAACTGCAAAACCATATAGAACGTGTCCAAAAAGCTATCACAGATAGAAATATACAGCCAGGCCGACTTCGGGAAGGCTGAGCGGCTTGACCGGATCCGAATGCACATGATCGAGCCGGAACGCTTCATCCTGAATGACCAGGATGATGCCTATTATCGGCAGCTGCAATCGGCCTATCACCTGGTGTTTGAGGAGCTGAGGGAGTCGGTGGCCACTAAGGCCATAATGGAGAATGTCCAAGGTTGTGATACCTGGCATCGGGCCAATAAGGTGCTCCGTGATATTTATACACTGTTCAGCCCTTTCGTTCAGAAAAACAAGGATTTGAGGCGGGCAATACTACTCGAGAAATTGTACTTGATGGCTGATGCTGCTCAAAAGCGGGCGGTTTTTAAGTATGAAGTCGTCGACAATGAAGGTCACAAAGAGGAGAAAGACGGCGCTGACCTGGAGTGGATGGAACTTGCCGGCAAGCTGTACGCACAGGCCGCTAAAATCGAAGGGCTGGACCAGGTTGAATTGGCCACGATAAATCCGGACGAGCTCACTATCCCGGAAATCGAAATAACCAGTGACCCGATGGCATTCATAAATGCCCAAAATGATGTGGAGGACGCTGAAGAGTGGGATGCTGACGAATATCCGGACGAGGAGGCGGAGGATGATGAGGAAGGTTAAAAAAAAGCAGGTTTATTTCAACCCCAAGCAAATCGCCTTTGTATCGGCGCCGCAGAAGACAAAGACCTGTGTGGCCGGTCGTGGATTCGGCAAATCGACGCTGATTGCGTTGATTTTGCTGTTTATGCTCAAGGCTATGCCAAGAGCGAAGATTTTCTTCAGCTCTACCACGCTTGAGCAGGTCAAGAACTCTACCCTTCCTCCAGTCCTGGAAAAGCTTGCAGAAATGGGGCTGCACGAGGATAAACACTTCGTTGTAGGCAAAGACCCCTGGAGTTCAAATTCAAAGCACCGGTGGTTTAAGCGACCGATCAGTCCGGTCAAGAAGTATGATAATGTGATCACCTTTTGGAACGGGTTCACGGTGGTCATTTTGAGCGCTGCAAAGCCAAACAGCCAGCGCGGTGGCTCGTATGATGCTGGGATTGTGGATGAAGCGGCGTTTGTTAAGCGGGCTTTTTGGGAAAAGGTGCTTTTGAAGATGATTCGGGGCAATCTGTACCGTTTCAATAGCGAAATGCACCACTCGGTGTTCATCCTAACGTCTCAGCCTCGAACCAGTGAGGGCCTATGGGTAATGGAGATGGAGGAGAAGGCGCTGGCCCAGCCAGAAGATTACCTGTTCATGTGGGCTAGTGCTAAGGACAACAAGGTTGTCCTGGGAGAGCAGTGGTTCAAGACGCAAAAAGCGTCGAGCAGCCCATTGGATTATATGATCGAGGTGGAGAACATCCGCCTCAAAAAGCTTCCAAACGGTTTCTATCATCGTTTCAACGAGAAGCGACACGTGTACCGTTCGCCATTGGATGTTATAGGGATGCCTATGGACATAAGGCATGACGAAATGCTGGAGGCTTCGTTCGACTTCTCTGGTAAATTTAACTGCGCCAGTATATGGCAGGAACAGGATGATGTGGAGCGCTGTGTTCGACAGTTCCACCTCAAGGATGAGGGGAAGATAAAGAAGCTCGTGGACGATATCACCACACACTTCAAAGGGCACGGCTTCAAATACGTTCGTCTATGGGGTGAACCTCGAGGCCGCGACCGTAACCCATTCGACGAGGATGATATCTTCACCATCATACGCAAGCGCTTCGAGCTACGTGGATGGGGTGCTGAGATCATGGTGCCAACGGGCATGGCTACCAAGCACCACAAGGAGCGGTTCTCATTCATGGAGGTAATGATGGACGAGGAGGACTCTAGGCTGCCAAAGCTTCGGATAAACGAGTCCTGCGTGAATGTCATCACATCCATCCAGGGCTGCGATATCAAGCCAGATTACACGAAGGACAAGTCCATGGAGAGGAAGGAGGACTTCCCTCAAGAGAACGCGCCACACTATTCGGACACGTGCGACTACTACCTCTATTACAAACATCAATGGAGGCTGAACGACTCAGCCAACCAACGTGCCGGCACGGTCACGGTCATGTGACCGCTCATATTACATGAGAATTGGCCGGCCGTTAATTAACGATTTGCTAATC